ATGCTTTACAAATTTCTCGGCGATAGTGCCGAGCATGATAGAGATTTTGAGACATTAAAATGTGAAAATTTTTTTGCTTCTTCTTATGAAAGCCTGAATGATCCATGGGACGCTCCAAGAAATTTTATAGACCATGATTCCATAAAATATCTACCGACTTCACTCTCTCGTAAATTAGCTAGTGAAATCCTTGAAAAAATTGATGGTTTTGGAGTTTACTGCCTGAGCACTGAAAACACATCCCCATTAATGTGGGCACACTATGCAAGCAATTGGCGCGGACTGTGTATTGAATATGCCTACGACAAAAAAGAATTTTTTGAAGAGCTGCGAAAAACTTATCCGCAAGATATATTTATCGCGGCACTACCAATGAAATATCCAGCCACAACCACACATATTAATGCGATTGATCTCGTAAAAATAAACCCTCTTGTTGCAGCAACGCACTTATTTGGACAAAAAAAAATAGACTGGGGGTATGAAAAAGAGTTCCGTCTCATTTTCAATAAATCTGGCTTGCTTCATATGCCGCCCTCAATGATATCTAAGGTGTATCTTGGACACGCAATGGAACCGAAACAAAAAAATAAATATCTAACATTATTTTCAGGTAAAGGGATACCTGTTTTCGAGGCACGCCCAAGTATAACTAGCAATAATAGTACTGTAAGTTTAAATTTCAAACTTATTGATTCCGCGATTCCATAAGTAATTCCTTTTCAGGGGGCGTAGGGGCACTATTGCTACGAAGATGGGCGGAGATTGACACTCCCCCCCCCCCGCTTTCCCCCGAAACACCCAAGAAAATCATTCATAATATAACAAGCACTTCCAAAAAAAATTCTTTTTAAGGGGGGGAGGGGGCCCTTTTTCTCCAAAAAGGGGGGAAATTTACCCCCCCCCCCCCCCCCCTGCTTTCCCCTGAAACACCCAAGAAAATCATTGATAATATGACAGGCACTTCCAAGATCAGAACCGTAAAAAAATTATCAAACGCCTAGCCCACTTGGCACCCAAGCACCAAGTCTCGCGTTCATTTTTTCCCACGCGACGGAAGCGGATCAGCTACAGCTACGAGGCGTTCTGCTGGATACTGCTGGAACAAATCTTCTTCGGTGACAAGCGAACCATCGAGCCAGCCGTGATACTGGTCCGGGTCGAGGATCATCACCATCCGTTTTTCATCATCCGGCTTGTGGAAACGCTGCATGAGCGGATGTCCGTCGGCGTTTATCGTCAGCATCGAGAACGACAACAGCAAATCTTGCGGCCGGAATTCCCATATTCCGGCGATGGCGGCCGGTATCCCATCGGCGCGCTCGATGCGCCAGCGAACAGGCTTTCCAGTCTCATAGCAAGGTTCAAAGAAATTATCCGCCGGAATAAGGCAGAACTGTTTGCGCTTCCAGGCATTGCGGAAGGATGGCTTCTGCGCCACGGTTTCGGTGCGAGCGTTATAGGTCTGGCGCGCCAGCTTCATATCGGCCCAATGCGGCACCATCCCGAAACATGCCGGCGCGACTTCCAGCTCACCGGGCACGTCGTGCGAGGCCCGAATAATCGGCGCCATGTAGCCGGGCCAAGCTTCAGGCGGCAAATCAAATTGAGGGGAACGGACAGCGAAATGCTGTTCGATTTGATCGCTACGGCTGGGGGTATAGTCGGCGCACATGCAAATTATTCTACCTGCCTTCCGGCATTGGCGGCGGCTCCGTCCCAACAAAACACAGCCAGGACTGCGCATAGTCGCAAAATTGCATATCTTTTTTGCTGCGCTCAAACCCTGACAACACCATGCGCCCATCCCGATACCAGAGCAAATTCACGTCGAACAGTGTGTCAACGTAGTTTCCGCTCTCTCCGTACGTGAAGCGCGCCAGCTTTACCAGACGATGCAAGCCCTGGTCTGTCGTTTCAACGACTTCCAGCTTGCCGGGCCGTGCCGAGTTGTAGCGATCATGCAGCCGGCGCTTGGGCACCTCCACCCCAGCAAGGCGCATCTTTAACATTTTAACAATCATCTTTACACCTGAATAAAATACTGTATATACATACAGTATATCAAGAGTTCTTGAGGCCGCAATACCCGGCGATGACGCGAGGGCGTGAAGATGAATAATGCTCACAACAGGGATACCAGTACCTGGGCCAGAAGCGCGCCAGGACGCGGCGCAGCGCGAAAACAACACCGTTCCCACCTCGCAATACCACCCGCACGAAAAACCGCTCAAAGTGCGTCAAAATGCGTCAAATCGCATGCCCCCTCTTCCCCCCGCCGCGCCAGTCCTCATGCGCCTTCGGCCATGGCGCAAATTTGAGTCAAAAGAGCCCTATATAGCGGGCAGGTGTGGAGGGGGGACAACTGCGCGCGCCGGGCCGAAACTGACCTTTTTCTTGTTTCTGGTGCAACATCAATCGTCGGGACGTGAAAAAGCCGCCTCGTGGGCGGCTTGTGCGGCGGCTGGGGCGCTCTGGCGCGGCTGGGCTGTCGCGGCCCGGCCCCGCCGGCTATCGCGGCGTGGCGGTCATCCTGGGCGGCCGGCGCGGATCATCGCCGCCTGCTCCTTATCGTAGTCGTCGCGGCAATCCACATCGCAGAACAGCAGCGCGGGCGCCAGCGGCTCGTCGCAGTAGTGGCAGCAGCCATGCGGCGCCAAGGCGGGCCGGCGCCGCACGGCGGCCAGCCCACGCGCCACCTCGGCAAAGATGATCTTGTCCGTGTTGTCGATGTGATCGCTCATGCCGCGCCCTCCCCGCCTGTGGCCAGGTCATACGGGGCGAAGCGCACCACTTCCACGCCGGCCCATTCGTTGATCGCTTCGAACTGCGCCTGCAGCGGCACCAGCTCGTTGCGCGCGAAGACACGCGCGGCCGGCTCCACGGCGCCGAAGCCGCCGGCATTGTTCGGCAGGATGCCCATCAGCTGGGGCGGCACGCGGTGCGCGGCCAGCTGGTCGTCGCGCGTGACGCTCTTGATGTTGAAAAACTCGTCTTTCGCGGCCACGTCCGACACCGGCAGAATCTGGATGCCGTCCTTCTTGCCGTTCGGCGCGTACATGAACAGGTTGCGGAAGTTGCCCGGCCCCTTGCTGTCGCGCATAGCCTGGCGCAGGTTGTCCACGTCCTGGGTGTTGGCGGCGGCGTCCGTCATGTAGAAGACGAAGCCCGCATGCGAGCCGTTCTTGTAATACTTGCGGCGGAACAAGGTGGCCGCCTCGTTGAGCCAGGCCGACTGCAGCGCGCTCAGGTACTGCGGCACGCCGTACAGCTCCTGATTCACGTCCGGCTCCATCAGGTGGAACACGCGGCCCTTGTCGAATTCATGCACGGCCTGGTAGCCATTCACAAAGAAATACGTGTCCAAATCGACGCCGCGCCGCATGTACTTGGCCAGGGCATGCTGGTACGCCAGCGCCTTGCCGCTGCGGCTGGGCCGGTCTTCCAGGTAGGCATTGCCGAACGTCAGGAAGTCCAGGGCCATGCGTTTGAAGGCGTCGCGCGACAGGTACTTGCTGGGAATCAGGGTGGACGCCAGCACGTTGGCTTTGAAGTGGATCGCGCTGCTGTGGTGCACGCCGGCGTTGAAGGACTTAGCCAGGCCGGCCAGATTAACGGGCGGTTCATACCAATGGCCGTTCTTCCAGCATTCGAAGCAATCGAGAATATCGGCGTGCTCGAGCACGGGCGTGGGGTCGCCGAAGGAAAACGCCTCGATGCCGGCCGTGGCCGTGGCCGTGGCCGCTGGTGGTGCGCTCTCGGCCTGGCGGCCGCGCGCGCGCAAGTGTCGTGCTTTGCTCAAGAATAAATCTCCATGAAAGAGTGGTGGTTGTCGGTGGTACCTTCGAAGGGCTCGTGATCGAGGGCGTGCATGCAGGCCCACGCCAAATCAGCGTGGCCGGTTTCATCGCTGCGACCGGCGACATAGGTGACGTGCCGGCCGCTGGGGGTGAGGGTCTTGTGGATGGCCATGAAGGACTGCGCGATGTCGGTCCAGCCGGCGTCAAACTCCAGCCGACCCTTGCTGATGATGTTTTTGGCCTTCAAGACCATGCGGGTTTTGACTTCGGGCGAGTAATTCAGCGCCGTGACGGCCGGGAAAAAGCCGCGTACGATGGGAAACACGCCGATGCCCATGCCGGTCGTGTCGATGCCGATGTACTCGACGTTGTAGCGCTGCGTCATCTGGCGGATGGCTTCCGCGTGGTCCTCGAAGCTCTGCCCGCGCCACTGGTGGCGCTCAAGAATGCGGAACTTGCCGCCGGCCGTCATGGGCGGGGCCAGCACCACGCAGCCGGCGCTGTCGCCGTTCAAGGCCGGGTCGTAGCCGATCCATACGGGCCGGTTGCCGAACGGGCGCAGGCCCAGCAAGGGCTTGTAGTCGTCCCACTCCACCCAGGAATCGACCATGCAGCGCTGCAGCTCGGCCAGCGGGAAGACCGAGGCGGAGTCGTCAATAAAGTTGCACATCAACAAATTGTCGAACTGGTCCGGGCTGTATTCGAAGTTGCGCAGCTCGTCGATGTCGAACAGGTTGCAGCCGCCGCGCTCGGCGTCGAGGATGGTGACGATCTGGCGCCAGATCTTGTCCTCGCCCGTGAAGCCCGACGACAGGCGGGCATGGCTCACGTCGATGTTCACTTGGTCGGCCTTGGCGCGGCGCTTGTTGAACAGCTCGCCCGTCCAGAACGGATAGGCCTGGTGCGTGGTCGAGGATGGCGTGGAAAAATAGGTCTTGCGCCATTTCTTGTGAATGGCCATGCCCGAGGCCACCTTGTTGAGTTCCTGGAAATTCTGCGTCCAAAAGAATTCATCGAAGTAGAAATTACCGTGATAGCCCTGCGCCGTGCGCGCATTGGTGCCCAGGAAGTACAGATGGGCGCCGTTCGGCAGCACGATGGGGTCGCCCGTCAGCTCGATGCCGGCCGCCTCGCGCGCGAATTGCACGATGTATTGCTTGAAGACGTGCGCCTGGCTTTTTGACGCGGACAGGAAGATCTGATTGCGCCCGGTCTTCATCGCATCGGCCAGCGCCTCGCGCGCGAAGTACCAGGTGGCGCCGATCTGGCGGGACTTGAGGATAGCGCGCGTGCGCTGGTCGCCATTGCGATACCAGACCTTCTGATAGTCGAACAGCGAATCCTGGAAGGCGTCGAGCAGCTGGATTTTCTGTTCTTCGCTGAAATCGTTGCGGGTCGGCTTCTTCTTCGGGCCGGCGTTGCGGTTCGCCAGCTTGGGGTTGAGATCGACCTCGTTGCCGCCCGGTTGCTCATAGCGGCGCACGCGCGCCATCTGCACGATGGTGCGGGCCAGCAGGTCGATTTCCTTGTAATCGCTGCCGCTCTTGACCTCTTTTTCGATCAGTTTCACCAGGCGCAGCTCGGCCGACGCTTCGACGTGCTCGATGGCCTGCGCCTTGTCCCACTCGTCGCGCGCCTTCCAGCTATTGATCGTGCTGCGCTTTATCCCTAAGTGTCGGGCGATGGACGAAATGCGCCAGCCCTTCCAGTACAGAGCGCGCGCAGCACGGCGCGGCTCGGATTCGGGCACGGCCAGTTCGGCGATTATTTCTTCGGGTTTTTTTTCAATGACTAGCATGCCGCCAGCGTAGGCCGCGCGCGCGCGGAGCGGGGGAAGGCAAAAGTCGCTATAGCCCATAGCAACCCGCCCCGCATTGAATCGCAGCGCCAAGACGTTGACCATGGCGTTATCCGATCAACCGAGACCCCATCACCATGGCTAAATCCCAATTCTTCCGCGTCGCCACCGAAGGCGCCACCACGGACGGCCGCAACATCGACCGCGCCACCATCGAGCAGCTTGCCGCCATCTACAACCCGAAAACCTACGGCGCGCGCATCTGGCTCGAGCACATCCGGGGCATCCTGCCCGACAGCCAGTTCAAGGCCTACGGCGACGTGATCGCGGTGAAAGCCGAGGAAGTGGACACGGACAGCGGCAAGCGCCTGGCCCTGTTCGCGCAGATCGAACCGACGCCGGAACTGGTCGCCATCAACAAGGCGAAACAGAAGCTGTACACCAGCCTGGAAATTCAGCCTAACTTTGCCGATACGGCGCAGCCCTATCTGGTCGGCCTGGGCATCACCGACAGCCCCGCCAGCCTGGGCACCGAGGCGCTGAAATTCTCCGCCAGCCGCAAGCAACAAAGCGCCAACCTGTTCACGTCCGCCGTTGAGGTGACGCTGGAATTTGACGAGCCGCAAGGCACCAAGCTGGCCGATGCCGTGAAAAACCTGCTGTCGCGCTTTTCGAACAAATCCGGCACCGACGCGGCGCAGTTCGCCGACATCAGCGAAGCCGTGGAGGCGCTGGCCGGCCACGTCGTCACCGCCAACGACAACTATGCGGGCGCCATGGTCCGCCTGGAGAAAGCCGAAACGGCCTTGAAGGCCACGCAGGACGAGCTGGCCGCCTTCAAGGCGCAAATGGACGAGGCGCCCGGCAACGGCCCGCGCCGCCCGGCCGCCACCGGCAACGACGGCGCCGTGCAGACCGAGTTTTAAGCACCCTCGCCATCCACCTACCCCATTCAACAACGGAGCACTGATTTATGAAAAAGCAAACGCGCCAGGTCTTTGGCCAATACGAAACCCGCCTGGGCCAACTGAACGACACGGACAACGTGGCCAAGACGTTCAGCGTCACGCCCAGCGTGCAGCAAAAGCTGGAAACGAAGATGCAGGAATCGAGCGAATTCCTGTCGAAAGTGAACATCATCGGCGTGACCGAGCAGGAAGGCGAAAAGCTGGGCCTGGGCGTATCCGGCCCGATTGCCGGCCGCACCAACACCAAGGACAAGGAACGCAAGACGCGCGACCTGTCCACCCTGGACGGCACCAAGTACCGCTGCGAGCAAACCAACTTCGATACGCATTTGAACTATGCCAAGCTCGACGCCTGGGCCAAGTTCCCCGATTTTCAATCGCGCGTGGCCAATGCCATCCTGACGCGCCAGGCGCTCGACCGCATCGTCATCGGTTTTAACGGCGTCAAGGCCATGGCCGACACCGATCTGGACGCCAATCCGCTGCTGCAGGACGTGAATAAAGGCTGGCTGCAGCACCTGCGCGAGCTGGCGCCCGAGCGCGTGCTGGGCCTGGTGGCCAACGGCATGCCGGGCAAGGTCATCATCGGCGACGTGGACGGCGCCGACTATGCCAATCTGGACGCGGCCGTCACGGATGCCGTCAACCTGCTGGACCCGTGGTATCAGGAAGACACCAACCTGGTGGCCATCGTCGGGCGCAAGCTGTTGAACGACAAGTATTTCCCGCTGGTCAACACCAAGCAGGCGCCCACGGAAACCCTGGCGGCGGACATCATCATCAGCCAGAAACGCATCGGCGGCTTGCCGGCCGCACGCGTGCCCTTCTTCCCGGACAACGCCATCCTGATTACGCGCTTCGACAATCTGTCGATCTACTTCCAGGAAGGCGCGCGCCGCCGCCGCGTCGAGGACGTGCCCAAGCGCGACCGCATCGAAAACTACGAGTCGTCCAACGACGCCTACGTGATCGAAGACCTGGGCCTGGCCGCGCTGGTGGAAAACATCGAGCTGAAAGACAAGTGATGAGCAACCAGTCCCCCGCCCTGCGCCACCGCGCGCGCATGCTGGCCGAGCGCACGGCCGGCGCCGCCGCGCCGCAAGGCGTGACCACCGGCACGGCCTACGAGCTGATGCTTTATAAATTGTCCGACGACCGCCGGCGCCTGAAAGCCATTCAGTCCGTCGAGCGCAAGATCGAGGTCAAGGCCACCTTGCTGCCCGACTATGCGCAATGGATCGATGGCGTGCTGGCGGGCGGCAAGGGCGCCCAGGATGACGTCTTTGCCACCTTGCTGGTGTGGCACATCGACACGGGCGAGTACGAGCGCGCCCTGGTCATGGCCGAATACGCGCTGGCGCACAAGTTCACCCTGCCCGATACCTATAGCCGCGACATCGCCACGTTGATGCTGGACGAGTTCGCCGAAGGCTATTTGCACGGCAAGCTGGCCAGCGATCCGCAGCACGCGGCGCAGGTGCTGGGCACCGTCGAGCAGTTGACGGCCGCCAGCGACGCGCCCGACCAGGCGCGCGCCAAGCTGCACAAGGCGATTGGCCTGGCCATGATCGCCGTGCTCGATCAGGCCGACGACACGGACATCGCCCCGGCGCTGGTGGCGCAGGCGGAAACGGCCATGGCCCAGCTGAAACGCGCGCGTGCCCTGTCGGAGTCGTGCGGCGTCAAGAAAGATATGGAACGGCTGGAACGGCGCCTCAAGCGCGCGGCCGGTTCCACGTAAAGAGCATCCCCCGCAGCACGGCGGCACGGGGGGATTCTGGCCAACGCATTGGCAACAATCTCGGCCTGATGAACCCTGTCCACCGCCCCCTTTTGAAAGCGTCCCGTATGTCCTTCATGGCCCTGCCCCCGTCCATCCCTCCCGGCACCACCCCGGTGCTGCCGACGCCTGCCCCCGGCATCATCGAGAACGACGGCTGGTTTCCCGATATTGCCCTCACCGACATGCGCGACGCCATGCGCCTGGACGGCACCGTTACCGACGCGCGCCTGGTGCAAGCCGTGGTGGACGCCATCCTGCACGTCAACCGCGAACTGGCCGACTGGCAGGGCAAGCAGGCGGCTACCGGCATCACCGCCCTTGTGGAGGTGCCGGCCACGCGCATCAACCGCGAATCGCGCTTGCTGGCGCAGTACCGGCGCGCCGTCTACAGCACGGCGAAAGCCGATCTGATCGAGCGTTACCGCGACTACGACAGCACGGCCACGTCCGTCAGCGACAAGAAAAGCATGGAATGGCTGGACGAGGCGCCCGGCGCGCAGCGGCGCAATGCGCAATGGGCCATCGCCGATATGGTCGGACGCACGCACCTCACCGTGGAGCTGATCTGATGCAGGTACGCACGCAGCAGCACGACACGGTGGACGCCCTGGTGTGGCGCTACCTAGGCGACGGCGCGGGATATGTCGAGCAAACCCTGGAAATCAATCCGGCGCTGGCGCGCCACGGCGCCGTGCTGCCTGCAGGCCTTGTCGTCACCCTGCCCGAGCCGGCGCCCAGCACGGGCCAGCTTGCTGACATCGTGCAGCTATGGGACTGATCCTGGCATTCACCCTTTTATTCATCATGAAAAATCTATCACCCCTCTCACCGGAGAATCAAGCAATGTCCGCAGAATCGTTTGGTGGTTTCGCCACCCTGGTCAAACTGTACGGCTTCAAGGCGGCGCTGGGCATGGTCGGCGCCGCCATGCTGTACATCGTGCTGCCGCCGCTGAATGCCGACGGCACCTTCAACAAGGGCGAATTCGTCGCGCGCCTGGCCTGCGCAGGCGTGTTCTCGTGCCTGCTGGGCGGCACCGTCTACCAGCTGTTATGCGCCCAGCTCCCTGCCATCGGCGCCATGGTCAACGCCAGCGCCATCGACTTGATCGTCGGCGCGCCCGGCTGGTGGGTATCGCGCGCCGTGGCCCTGTGGTTCCAGCGCCGCAGCGACAAGGACATCGCCGAGCTGGTCAAAGACGCAAAGGAACACTGATGGCAACCACCGCCAATCCACTGATCGAGCGCACCATCGACGCCATCCTGCGCGCCGAAGGCGGCTACGTGAACGACCCGGCCGACAAAGGCGGCGAAACCAATTTCGGCATCACCGTGGCCGTGGCGCGCGCCAACGGCTACACGGGGCCGATGCGCGAGCTGCCCGTGGCTGTAGCGCGCGCCATCTACACGGCGCGCTACATCACGGAACCGAAATTCGACCAGGTGCTGGCCATCCATGCCGGCATCGGCGCCGAAGTGATCGACACGGGCGTGAACATGGGGCCGCACCGCGCGGCCGAGTTCCTGCAGCGCTGGCTGAACGGTTTTAATGACACGGGCGCGCGCTATCCGGCCCTGTTCGTCGACGGCCGCCTGGGCGCGCAGTCGCTGGGCGCCCTTAGTACCTTCCTGACATGGCGCGGCCAGGATGGCGCCACGGTGCTGCTGCGCGCCCTGAACGGCCTGCAGGCGGCGCGCTACCTGGAAATCACCGAAGCCAACAAGACCCAGCGCCGTTTTCTGTTCGGCTGGATCAAGGAACGGGTGGCCATGTGACAACTAACACCTGGCGCCCGCTGGCCGCTGTTCTCCTGTGCGGCGCCGTCGTCGGCTGGACGGCGCAAGGCTGGCGCAAGGACGCCAGCATCGCCGAACTGCAGCGGGCGGCCGCTATCCAAACATTCACCGCCGCCAGCGCGCTGGCCCAAGCCACCGCCCGCGTGCTCACCCTGGAGCGCGCGGCCGGCGCCGCCCTGGCGCAGCGCGCCGACCACCTCACCCAGGAGCAAACCCGTGCGAAAACTGAACGTGACCGTTTCAGCCTTGATGTGCGCAGCGGCGCTGTGCGCCTGTCAATCCCCGTCGCCAGCGGCCAGTGCGCCGCAATTGCAGATACCGCCACTGCCGCAGGCAATCGGAGCCAAGCGCGCGCCGAACTTGACCCAGCGACTGCGGCAGCTCTTGACGCCATTGCCGGCGACGGCGACGACGCCACCCGCCAGCTGAACGCCTGCATCGATGCCTACAACCTAGTACGAGACACCTACCATGTACAAACCGAATAGCCTGCGCCAGCACCTGGCCGCCGCCATCCCCGACCTGCAGCGCGATCCCGACCGCCTGCTGGTCTTCGCCGACGAGGGCAATGTGGTGGCGTCGGCCACCGCCTCCCTCTCCTTCGAATACCGCTTCAAGCTCAACCTGATCGTGACCGATTACGCGGGCGACGCCGACGCCATCATGGTGGCCCTGATCGCCTGGCTGAAAGTGCACCAGCTCGACCTGATGGCCAACGAGGAAATGCGCAAACACGGCATCGCCTTCGAAGTCGATTTTAATAACCATGAAACGGTCGATATCTCGATCAAGCTCGACCTGACCGAACGCGTGGCAGTCAAGACAGGCGAAGCGGGCCGTCTGGACATCAAGCACCTGGCCGAGATACAGCACATGCCGGCCTACGCGAACGAGTTCTGGAAGCTGTACGCCGGCGACACCCTGCTGGCCGAATGGCGCACGCCCGAGGCCACGCCATGAGCGACGACCTGCACGCTTTGGCAACCTGGGCCGGCGCCCTGCTGGCCAAGCTGCAGCCGGCCCAGCGCCGCGCCATCAACCACAAGGTGGCCATCGACCTGCGCCGTAGCCAGGCGCAGCGCATCAAAGCGCAGCAGGGGCCGGATGGCGCGGCCTACCCGGCGCGCAAGCGACGCAAGGAATTCAAGAGGAAGAATGGGCGGATCAAGCGGCAGAAAGCGGCCATGTTCGCCAAAATTCGTACGACTAAGTACCTTAAAATGAAGGTAGCAGCTAACCAAATTGAGGTTGGCTTTTTTGGTCGAGTGGCACGCATAGCTCACATACATCAGTTTGGAAAGCAAGAACGTATATCCCAAAAAGGACCAATATATAATTATCCTGAAAGACGATTAATTGGCTTAAACGAGGAAACTAAAACTTTGATACGCGAATCTTTTTTGCAACACATACAAAGAAAATAGTTTTTTGCACACACTTATTTTTATTGCTTAAATTTATATTAAATAACACATCATTCACACATAAATTATAAAAGGCATCCCCATGACAACTATCCATAAAACCTTAAACATACTTCCAAATAAAGACGCTTCGTACTACGTTTGCACTTGCAATTTGGATGGGCAAATCGCAAAGAGTGTATGGGTAGTCGAAGAAGACAATGCTTTTAGACTGGGTATTGAAGGTGCAAAAAGCGGTCGATACTTCAACTGCAAAATAAAAGACGATGAAAGTATATTTGATGCGATATCAGAAAAACACATATTTGAAAATAAAATTCCAAAATGCAGTTTTCATCTAATCAAACAAAAACCCGGAGAATACTTTCCAAGGATGGCTCGGCCAACAAATTTTGATATTGATTCTTCAAAGAGTTACAATCCAGAAAGCACAACAAAAAAGGATCTAATTTCTATTGGATTAAGTCAATTAAATATTCTAACCAGACAATTGTCAGATATTTGCCAAACAGTACATCCTAATGATTCGACATTCGATACGTACGGGCACTCAATTCGCAATCTTTTAATCCTTACATGCACCGAGATTGAATCTCATTGGAAAGGGATACTTTGCGAAAATAATTATCAATCAAAGCGAAAAAACTATACCACCGAGGACTATATTATATTACGAGATGCGATGAGATTAAATGAATACCAAGTTAGCTATATAAAATTTCCTTGGCTAAATACAATGTCTCCATTTGAAAATTGGAAAGAGCCTGAGACGACAAAAACATTGTCGTGGTATGCGGCGTATAACGCAGTGAAACATGATCGGGAAAATGAATTTTCCAAAGCAACTTTAAGACATGCATTTGAAGCAATAACAGCTTGTGCGATCATGATGAAAGCACAGTTTGGGGAAAAATTTGACGAATGGAAATTTTCAGAAGCTGCACGTTTTTTTTCCTTCATTAAATATCCCAGCTGGCCTGAGACTGATATTTACATAGATCCATTCACATCTGCAAGCGATAAAAAAGTTGGTGAAATGTGGCATCCGGTTCACCACAATAAATAAAAATATTTACAACAACCCGAAAAGTTCTATTCGGCCTATCAAAGTCATTAAGCGCCATATCAACCCGCCCCCGCGTGCATCCGCACGCGGACTTCGGCAACATGCACTGCATGAACGCCGACCTGTCCGACCTCCTCCGCTTGCTGCAAAACCTGATCCGCCTGGGCACCATTGCCGAGGTCAAAGGGGCCAAGGCGCGCGTGCGGCTCGGGCCTACACTCACCACTGAATGGCTGAAATGGGCCACGCCGCGCGCCGGCAGCACGCGCACCTGGTCGGCACCCACGGTCGGCGAACAAGTGATCGTCTTTTCCCCTGGCGGCGACCTGACGCGCGGCATCATCCTGCCGGCGCTGTACTCGCAGGCGTTTGACGCGCCAGAATCGAGCGACAGCATCCACACTACGCATTACCCGGACGGCGCCGTGGTGCAGTACGACCATGCGGCCCATGCCCTGACGGCCCTACTGCCCAGCGGCACGGCCACCATCACCGCCGACAAGGTCATATCGGACGCACCCAGCACCATCTGCACGGGCGACCTGACCGTCATGAAAAATCTGATTGTCATGCAATCGACCACTGTGGAAGGCGCCACCGCCCTGAACGGCGGCGTGAACGCCAAGGCCGGCACCGCTGGCGGCGTGGCCATGGCCGTGCAAGGAACCGTCAAGGCCAGCGAGGACGTGCTGGCCGGCGCCATCAGCTTGCTCAAGCATCCACACGGCGGCGTCAAGCAAGGTGAAGACCAGTCGGGCGGGCCGCTGTGATGCTGGGCATGCACGCCGCCACTGGCCGCCCCCTGTCCGGGCTGGCGCATATCCGCCAGTCCGTCAGCGATATCCTGACCACGCCCACTGGCTCGCGCCTGATGCGCCGCCGCTATGGCTCCGAAGTGCCGGAGCTGATCGACCAGCCCCTGAACAGCGCCACCGTGCTGCGGATCTATGCCGCCACCGCCTACGCCATCCGCTTGTGGGAACCGCGCCTCAACCTGACCGGCCTGCAGTTCGAAGCTGGCGCAGCCGGCGCGGCATCCCTGATCCTCGATGGCATGGCCGATGGCCAATCTGTCCAGCTCGCGGTCGGCATTGGCCAGGACGGCACGCGATGAGCACCATCGACCTGTCCCTGTTGCCCGCACCCAGCATCGTGGAGGTGCTGAGCTTTGAAGCCATCTATGCCGAGCGCAAGGCTGCACTCGTCGCGCACTTCCCAGTAAGCCAGCAGGAAGCCATTGCCCGTGCGCTGGAGATCGAGTCGGAGCCGATGGCAAAGATTCTGCAGGAAAACGCCTACCGCGAACTGGTATGGCGCCAGCGCGTCAACGATGGCGCGCGCGCCCTGATGCTGGCCTTTGCCAGCGGCACCGATCTGGACCAGCTGGCCGCCAACGTCAATCTGACGCGACTGGTCAAGGTGCAGCAACTCGACGCGGATACCACCGTCACCACCGTGGAAACGGACGCTCTGCTGCGCGAACGCATCCAGTTGGCTTTTGAGGGCTTGTCAGTGGCCGGCCCGCGCAATGCCTACGTCAAGCACGCCAGGGATGCCGACGCCCGCGTGGCCGACATCAGCGCCATTTCCCCGGAGCCGTGCGAGGTCGTCGTCACGGTGCTGTCCGCCATCGGTGACGGCACCGCCAGCGACGACCTGCTGGTCGTGGTGCATGCTGCCTTGAGCGACGAGGACGTGCGCCCCCTGGGCGACCGCCTGCGCGTGCAATCGGCCGAGATCGTGCATTACGCGATCCGCGCCACGATTTACCTTGACCCGCACCCGGAAGCCGAACCGATCCTGCAGGCGGCCGGCGAGCGCGCCGCCGCCTATGCCAACGAGCGCCGCCGCCTGGGCCGCGACGTGAACCGTTCCGCCATCATCGCCGCCCTGCATGCCGAAGGCGTCAAGAAGGTGGTACTGCACGAGCCGGCCGACGATATCGCCGTGGCCGATGTGCAAGCGGCATTCTGCAACGGCATCGACGTGATCAACGGGGGCGCCCGTGGCTGATCTGCTGCCGCCCAACGCCACAAAGCTGGAGCGCAACCTCGCCCGCGCCGGCGCCCTGATCGAGCGCGTGCCCGTGCCGCTGCGCGACCTGGTCAACCCTGCCGCCTGCCCCGTATCGGCCCTGCCCTTCCTGGCCGCCTCGTTTTCGGTCGACCATTGGGAACCCACCTGGTGCGTCAGCACCAAGCGCGCCGTGATCCAGTCGGCGTTTGCCGTGCACAAGCAAAAGGGCACCATCAGCGCCCTGCGCCACGCACTGGCGCCCATCAGCGCCGGCATCCGCGTGCGCGAATGGTGGCAAACCACCCCGCCCGGCCCGCGCGGCACCTTCCAGCTCGACTTCGATGTGCTCGATAGCGGCGTGACCAGTGGCATGCACCAGGAAATTGAACGGCTGGTGGACGAGGCCAAGCCGGTCACGCGGCACATGACCGGACTGGCCATCAACCTGGGCGTACGCGGCGCGGCGCAAGTGGGCGCCGTGGTGCACCAGGGCGACGAACTGACGATCTACGCGCGCACGCCCATCGAGGTGCGCGCTGCCGGGCTGTGTGGCACCAGCGGCATGGCGCACACCATCGACACCATGACGATTCACAGCCAGCCGCCGATTGACATCCGCGTGCGCGGCGCGGCGCAGGTATCGGCCGGCATCCACCAGTGCGATGCACTGACCATCTATCCCGGGCGGCCTAAAGCTGCGCCGGCCTGACGCGCCATACCACCCGCACCACCCTTTCATTCTTTTTTTGAGGCCCGCATGTCACAGGAATCACCGGAATATTTCGCCATACTCACCGCCATCGGCGAGGCCAAGGATGCCGACGCCAAGGCCGGAGGCGCGCCGCTCAAGCTCACGCACATGGTCGTCGGCGATGGCGCCGGCGCCACGCCCAGCCCCGAACTGGCGCAAACGCAGCTGGTGCGCGAGGTCTACCGCGCCCCGCTCAACCAGTTGAGCCTCGACCCGATCAACACCAGCCAGGTGATCGCCGAATGCGTCATCCCGGAAAAAAGCGGCGGCTGGTGGATTCGTGAAGTCGGCTTGCTCGATGCCGATGGCGACCTGGTGGCCGTGGCCAACTGCCCGCCCAGCTACAAGCCGCAGATGCCCGAAGGTTCGGCGCGCACCCAGGTCATCCGCATGGTGCTGATCGTGTCGAGTGCCGAAACGGTGCAACTGTCGATTGATCCCGGCATCGTCATGGCCACGCGCCAGTATGCGGAAGACACGGTATTGCAAAAATTCTCCGACCTGGCCACGCCGTCAGGCGCGACCATGACGGGCTTTCAGCAGGCGGGCAGCGACGCGCAGGCACGCAACACCGAGGACAAGCTGCGCGAACTGGTCAGCATTACCGACTTCAAGGGCGCCGACGCGAGCGGCGCCCTGTCATCGGGCGCGGCGATCAACAGCGCCTGCAATGCCTCGCCGGTCGCGTATGTCCCTGATGGAAAGTTTCGCGCCGAGAATGGCCAGCGCATCAACGGCCTGTGGGGGCCGGGTGAATTGTCCGTGGCCGGGCGCCGCGTGCGCCTGCCCTTCCAGCCGCGCCGTGAAAACCTCATTTCGGCCGTGCTGGCCAAGCTGGCGCGCTGCGCCTGGACGTCGGGCACCATGACGCTGGTGGGCGACAGTATCAGCGAAGGCTATGCGACCACCGACATACAGCACACCTGGTTCAACCTGCTGGAAAAAATGCTGACGGTGAATGTCAGCAGCGGCCCGGGCAGCGAACCCGAAACCACGAACCTGGGCGATCCTGCACGCTATGGCCTGACCTACACCGGGAGCTATGCCATCGGCAGCGCTGGGCCCGTGCAAAACTCGCTGATTTTGCAGGATGGCGCGTCTGTCATCTTCCAGGGCAGTTATCAATACGTCGATATCGTCTACCAGCAAGCCCCCGGCAACGGCACGCTGACGATGGATTGCAACGGCACGCCCTTCCGCACCGTCCATACCAGCGGCGCGCCGGCGAATGACCTGTGCTCCTTCTCTTCCCAGGTGCGCGGCCAGGTCTACGACGGCGACACCTACACCCTCAAGGCGTCCGGCGGACCCGTCGAGCTGACAGGCATCTGGCGCCTGGCCGACACGATCAAGCCTTCGATCTTTGCTTCGCGCTGCGCACGCTCGGCGAAATCGACGCAACTGTTTTCGACGGACGCGTCGATTGATTCCGTGATCCGGCATTCGCGCTCGCTCATTGGCGAGCATGGCACGCCGATTATCTTTGTCGCCCTGGGCATCAACAATGCCAACACGGAAGTGCCTGATGCGGGCACCACGCCGGCCGAATACGAACAGCAACTCGGCAAGATGTTTGCCCGCTACATCAACAGCGGCGCCTATGTCATTGCCATCGGCACCATCCGGCCGGCTCCCAACTGGGGCGTGGTGGGTCAGAACTATCCAGGCATCGCTGCGACGCAAAAACTGGTCTGTGAGCAGTACGGCGTGCCTTTGATCGCCATGGATGCCTATGACTGGGCTGGCGACGGCACCGTGCTGGCGGATGGCTTGCATCCGAACGACAAGGGCAATGAGCTGATTCTCGACTTGGTGCTGGACTTCCTGGCGTCGCCCGGCTTCGATATCGCTGGCAATACCCAGCGTAACCGCCTGAGCCGCTACACCCCGCGCCTGTCCTGGCTCAACTCGGGCGAGACCGCTGCCACGGTCGGCACGGCCAACGTGCGCTATTACCGCACCGGGCCGGTCTGCCGCGTCATCGGCAACCTGAGCCACATCAACCCGACCGGCACCGCCATGGGCGGCCCGCTGGCCATCAGCCTGCCATTTCCATCGAATTCCATGATGCGCAGCAGCGGCGTGGTCGGCGCGGCGCATGGCTTCACCGTACCGGGCAATGCCTGGTCATTGCAAACGCCAGGTGGCGGCATGGACGTCGCCTTGCTGCGCACGCTCGATGCGGAGACGGGCAAATATGAAGATGTGCGGGCGGTGACGGCTGACGGCCTGCTGGACTTCGATATCACTTACGTCATTCAAGACTGAACCACAAAGAAAGGAACTGTTATGGCCACCGACTACCACCATGGCGTGCGCGTCATCGAAATCAACGAGGGTTCGCGCCCGATCCGTACTGTCTCCACGGCCGTGCTGGGCCTGATCGCCACGGCAGACGATGCCGACCCTGCCGCTTTCCCGCTCGACACGCCCGTGCTCGTCACCAACGTGCTGGCCGCCATGGGCAAGGCCGGCAAGACGGGCACCTTGTACCGCAGCCTACAGGCCATCGCCGCCCAGACCAAGCCCCTGACCATCGTGGTGCGCGTGGCCGAAGGCGAAACGGAAGCGGAAACCACCACCAATGTGGTGGGCGGCGTATCGCCTGACGGCAAGTACCTGGGCGCCAAGGCGCTGCTGGCTGCGCAAAGCAAGCTCGGCGTGAAGCCGCGCATCCTGGGCGCGCCTGGCCTGGATACCCAGGCAGTCACCAATGCCCTGGCCAGCGTGGCACAGCGCCTGCGCGCCTTCGTGTATGCCTCCGCCTATGGCTGCAGCAACGTGGTGGCCGCCACCACTTACCGCGGCCAGTTCGGCCAGCGCGAAGTGATGGTGATCTGGCCGGACTTCGTGAACTGGAACACCGCCATCGACGCCGAAGCCAGTATCTCGGCCGTGGCTTACGCCATGGGCCTGCGCGCCAAGATCGATGAGGAAACCGGCTGGCACAAGACGCTGTCCAACGTGGTCGTGAATGGTCCGACCGGCATCAGCAAGGACGTGTTTTTCGACCTGCAAGACCCGGCCACCGATGCCGGCGTGCTCAACGCCAAGGAAGTGACGACCCTGATTAACATGGGCGGCTACCGCTTCTGGGGTTCGCGTACCTGCGAGGCGCCGGGCGGCTTCTTCTATTTCGAAAGCTACACGCGCACGGCCCAGGTGCTGGCCGACACCATCGCCGAAGCGCATTTCGCCTTTGTCGATCTGCCCCTGCATCCGTCCCTGGTGCGCGATCTGCTGGAAAGCATCAACGCCAAGTTCCGCGACCTGAAATTGCAGGGCTACATCATCGACGGCCACGCCTGGTATGACGAGCAATTCAACGACAAGGACACGCTCAAGGCCGGCAAGCTGGCCATCGATTACGACTACACGCCCGTGCCGCCGCTGGAAAACCTGAAATTCCAGCAGCGCATTACCGACCGCTACCTGGCCGACTTCGCCTCACGCATCACTGCCTAAGCGCCACCACCCTGCCCGCGCCCGCGCGGGCGCATTGAAATACTGGAGAAATTATGGGCCTGCCCCGCAAACTGAAAAATTTTAACTTGTTCCAGAACGGCGTCTCCTTCATGGGCATGGTGCCCGAAGTCACCTTGCCGAAACTGAGCCGCAAGATGGAAGAGTACCGCGCCGGCGGCATGAGCGGCCCCGTGTCCGTGGACTTCGGCAACGAGGCGCTGTCGCTGGAATGGAGCGCCGGCGGCCTGATCGCCGAAGCCCTGAAACAGTACGGCGCGCACACACACGGCGCCGTGCAACTGCGCTTTGCGGGCGCCTATCAGGAAGATGATGACGGCACGGTCGCCGCTGTCGAGGTCGTCGTGCGCGGCCGTTACAAGGAAATCGACATGGGCACGGCCAAGATGGGCGACGACACCACCCACAAATACACGATGGCTTGCAGCTATTACAAGCTGCTGATCGACGGCGCCACCGTCATCGAACTGGACTTCATGAGCGGCACCGAGAACTTCGGCGGCGGCGACACCAATGCGGCCATCCGCAAGGCCATCGGCCTGTAATCCCCTTTTTTACTGACCACTACACCACAAGGACAACACCATGCACAACGATACCCAAAACAGCGCCGTCATCGAACTGGACGACCCGATCAAACGCGGCGACACCCTCATCGCCTCGCTGACCGTGCGCAAACCCAAGGCGGGTGCCCTGCGCGGTATTTCCCTGATCGAGCTGGCCAACCTGAACGTGTCGGCCCTGCAGATCGTGCTGCCGCGCATCACCGAGCCGACCTTGACCGCGCACGACATCGCCAACATGGACCCGGCCGACCTGCTGGCCGTGGGCGTCGAGGTTGCCAGTTTTTTGGCGAGCAAAGTAGATCGCCTTTCGGTATCCCCGGCGAAGTAGAAGACGCCATGGCCGACATTGCCGGCGTCTTTCACTGGACGCCGGCAGCGATGGACGATTTTACGATTGATGAACTGATGGCCTGGCGCGAGCGCGCCCGGCAGCGAAGCGGAGCGGAATAGATGGCTGGTCGGGATTTGAAGTTACAGGTAGTGTTTGCAGCGCTGGACAAGATCACCGGCCCGCTGAAAAAGATCATGGGCGGTTCCAGCGACACGGCCAAGGCCTTGAAGGCCACCAGTGACCGCTTGCGCGACTTGAACGCCCAGCAAAAGAACATCAGCAAATTCCGCGAGCTGCACGGCGGCCTGGACGCCACCCGCGCCAAGCTTGAAGCGGCGCAGCAGAAAGTGGCCAGCCTGGCTACCAAGATGAAACAGGCGGAAGCCCCCACGCGCGCCATGACGCGCGAGTTTAACGCCGCAGTCAAGGCGGCCGGCGCCTTGAAGACCGCCGGCCAGCAGCAGGCGCAGCAATTGCAGGTCATGCGCGAGCGCCTGGCGGGCGCAGGCATCGGCACCAAAGACCTGGCCAACCACGAGCGCACCTTGCGCCGCGAAATCGAAGCCACCAACAAAACCATGACCTTGCAGCAGCAGAAGCTGGCCAACGCCGCCGCCAAGCAACAGCGCGTGACCAACGCCACCCAGCACGCCGACAAGCTGCGCAACAAAGCGGGCAATCTGGCCATGGCCGGCGCCGGCGCGACCGCCACGGGCGCCGTGCTCGGCGCGCCCGTCGTCAAGGGGCTGAACGAGGCCAAGCACTATCAAACGGAAGTGGGACGCGTCAACGCGCTGGGCCTGGGCGACAAGGTGTCGGCCGAGGCCGTCGCCTTCGCGCGCAACATGAAGACCTACGGCACCAGTCAGCTCGACAACCTGCAGTTGATGCGCGACGGTATGAGCGCCTTTGCCGACGTGCATCACGCGGAAATGGTCGCCCCTACCCTGGCCAAGATGAAGTTTGCCAACCACGCCTTTTTTGGCGAGGCCGAGGGGGCCGACAACGAACGCAAGTTCATGGACATGCTCAAGGTCATCGAGCTGCGCGGCGGCCTGGAGAGCAAGGAAAAGTTTGAAGCCCAGGCCAATATCGTGCAGCAGGTCATCACCGCCACGGGCGGGCGCGTCGGCCCGAATGAATGGCTGAACATGATCAAGACGGGCGGCATCGCGGCCAAGGGATTGAAGGATGACGCCTTTTACTACCAGATGGAACCACTGGTGCAGGAAATGAGCGGCAACCGCGTCGGCACGTCCCTGATGAGCGCCTACCAAAACTTGTACCAAGGCCGCACCACGAAGCGCTCGGCCAAGAAACTGGAAGAATTTGGCCTGATCGGCGACAAAAGCAAGGTCACGCATGATAAAGCGGGACAACTTTCCTTCCTCAATCCTGGCGCGCTGCTGGGTTCCGAGCTGTTCCGCGAAAACCAGTTCGAATGGATGGAAAAGGTGCTGTTGCCGCAATTGGCCAAGAAAGGCATCACGGAAAAGAAGCAGGTGCTTGATGCCATCGGCAGCATCTTTTCGAACCGCACCGCGTCGAACCTGTATTCGCAGATGTATTTGCAGCGCGGGCAGATACACAAGAACGAAAAGCTCAACCGTGGCGCCGCCGATATCGGCCGGCTGGAAAAGCTGGGCCGCGACTCGGCCGCCGGCAAGGAACTGGAGGCGCAGTCGAAGCTGGCCAACTTGAAACTGACCATGGGCGAAAAAATCCTGCCGCTGTATGCGCAAGGGCTGGAACTGGCCATCAGCGCAGTGCAGCGCCTGAATGGCTTCATGGAGCGTAACCCGACCGTGGCCAAGGTCATGATTACCGCCTTTGCCGTGCTGGCCGGCCTGCTGCTGGTGCTGGGGCCGCTGATGCTGGGCATCGCCGCCCTGATCGGCCCGTATGCCATGCTGCACGTCATGTTCGCCAAGATGGGCGTGACGGGCGGCGTGCTCACGCCCATCTTGCGCAACCTGGGCGCTGCATTCATGTGGGCCGGCCGCGCCGTGCTGTGGCTGGGCCGCGCTCTTCTGATGAACCCGATTGGCATTGCCATCACGGTCATTGCCGGCGCCGCCTTCCTGATCTACAAATACTGGGAGCCGATCAAGGCGTTTTTCACCGGCATCTGGTCGCACATCAAGACGGCCTTTGCGGGCGGCATTGGCGGCGTCAGTGCCCTGATCGCCAACTGGTCACCGCTGGGCCTGTTCTATCGCGCCTTCGCGGGCGTGCTGGGCTGGTTCGGCATCGCGCTGCCGGCCAAGTTCACCGACTTCGGCGCCAGCATCCTGCAGCGCATTACCGCATCCTGGCAACCTATCGGCGCCTTCTTCGCCGATATCTGGTCGCGCCTGCGCACCGTTTGCGCGGGCGGCATGGGCAGCATCACCGCCCTGATTATCAACTGGTCGCCGGTCGGCGTGTTTTACCAGGCGTTCACGGGCGTCATGAGCTGGTTCGGCATCGAGCTGCCGGCCAAGTTCACCGACTTCGGCGCCAATATCCTGCGCGGCCTGGTCAACGGCATCACCGGTTCCATGGGCGCCGTCAAGGACGCCATCAGCAATGCCGGTTCCAGCACCATTGCCTGGTTCAAGGAAAAGCTGGGCATCCATAGCCCCAGCCGCGTCTTTGCCCAGCTGGGCGACTACACCATGCAGGGCCTGGCCGTGGGCCTGGACCGCAGCGAGAGCGCGCCGATTGCCAAGGTATCGGGCCTGGCGCAGCGCCTCACGCAACTGGGCGCCGGCATCGCCATCGGCACGGCCACCTCCCTGCCGGCCAGCGCCTTCGACACGCGCGCACCGCTGCCCGTGGGCGGTTTCGGCGCCGGCACGACGATTCAGGGCGACAAGATCGAAATCACCTTCCACGTGCAGGCCGGCACCGATCCCCAGGCCATCGCCCGCGCCGTGAGCGTAGCGCTCAATCAGCGCGACCGCGAAAAAGCGGCACGCATCCGCTCGTCCCTGCGCGACCACGATTAAAGAAAGAAGCACACCATGATGATGATTTTAGGAATGTTCGTGTTTAGCCTGCCGACGCTGGCGTATCACGAGCTGCAGCGGCAAACGGACTGGAAGCACGCCAGCACGGCCCGCGTGGGCCTGCGCGACGCGCACCAGTACGTGGGGCCAGGTGACGACACCATCACCCTGTCCGGCTGGGTGGCGCCGGAACTGACCGGCTCCCTGTATTCGCTCGATGCCCTGCGCATGATGGCCGACACGGGTAAATCGTGGATTCTGATCCAGGGCACGGGCCGCATTCTCGGCTCCTACCGCATCACCAGCATGACCGAGGGCCGCACCATTCTGGACGGCAGCGGCGGCGCGCGGCGCGTCGAGTTTTCGATTGCGCTCAAGCGCGACGACGACGGCGTGCTGGCCATGGTCGGCCTGGGCGACATCGGCGACCTGAAAAACATGCTCAGTATCGACGGCATGACCAGCAGCATCGCCGGCGCGGCCAAGAATGCCGTGGGCAGCGTGGTGGGCAATGTGGTCGGCGGCATCACATCGAAATACGGCGGCGTGGTCAGCGAGATGAAAGACAAGATCGGCGGCAGCATCAGCGGCGCCATCGGCAGCGCGGCGGACAAATTCAAATGAGCGAGCATATCCCCGCCTTCAAGGTCAGCATCGAGGACAAGGATTTGACCGCCATCGTCTCGCCGCGGCTGATCAATTTGACGTTGACCTTGTGCCGTGGCGACGAGAGCGACCAGCTCGATATCTCGCTCGATGACAGCGACGGCAAGCTGGCCATGCCGCCGCGCGGCGCGCAGATCGCCCTGGCGCTGGGCTGGCAAGCGTCCGGCCTGGTGGATATGGGCAAGTTCACCGTCGACGAGGTGGAGCACAGCGGCGCGCCCGACACCATCACCCTGCGCGCCAGGTCGGCCAACCTGATCGACACGTTTAAACAGCAGCAGGAACACAGCTTTCACAAGACCACCCTGGGCGCCATCATCGAGGCGATTGCCTTCCGCAACGAGCTGGCGTCGGGCGTGTCGGCGCGCCTGCGCGACACGGCAATCGAGCACATCGACCAGACCCACGAGAGCGATGCCGCTTTCCTGCGCCGACTGGGCAGGAAATACGACGCCGTGGCCACCGTCAAGAATGACACCCTGCTATTCATCCCCATCAACCAGAGCCGCACCGCCAGCGGCAAGGCGCTGCCCGTCACTCCCATCACGCGCGCCCTGGGCGATGGCCACCGCTACCACAGCGCCGAAAGCGACGCCTACACGGGCGTGCGCGCCTTCTGGCACGACGAGCGCTACGCGCGCCGCCGCAGCGTCGTGGCCGGCGTGCCCGGCAACAGCAAGCGCCTGCGCACCACCTTCGCCAATGAAACGGACGCGCGCGCGGCGGCCGTGGCCGAATGGCAGCGCATCTTGCGTGGCCTGGCCAGCTTTGAAATGAGCCTGGCCCTGGGCAACCCGGCCGTGTTCCCGCAATCACCCGTCACGGTGCAAGGGTTCAAGCCCGAGATTGACGCCACCGAGTGGCTATCGGTCAAGGTCACGCACAGCCTGGGCGGCAATGGATTTACCACGCGCGTGGAATTTGAAACGAAAACGGAAGCGGTCGAGGCCGAGCGCGAGGACGAGAAAGACCCGGACGAAGGCATCACGGGCGTGGTGGCCAAGTGGAAGGATGTGGCAAGGAAAAAGAAACAGACAGGACAGGAAATGGCAGGATCAGTGGGTAATCTCAAAACGTTGGAGCACCTCTATACGACCAAGCAGAATGCAGAAAGCGCCGTCAAAAAGGCATGGAACCGCATTATGGAAGTACGCGATATCATCCGTGAAAACAGTGAGGAACCTTGGACACCTGCTCAAGCAGCAGCCGCAGCAGAAGCAACATGAACGTGCGCCATTTACGTTCGATCAACGGTTGCTTTCGTCCCACAGCAACCGTCAGGCTTTCAAAAGTGAGCGGAATATGATCGCGCGAGATTCGACAGCTAATATCGTCGTATATCGAGCTCACCTTTCCGATTGTTGAGAGCGTAGTGAACTTCGCAGCTCACTCGGTAGTGCGAGAAGAACTTATTAAAGGATTTGTGCAAATCATTTGCCCATGCAAGTCGATTCGCATCTCTATCGAAAAAATTACGAATCTCTGCGGAGTTTTCACGGAGATGAAATACACTGTTTCTGAATTTCCTAATTGAATCAGAATGAGATTTAATAATTTTTCCCAGCTCATTAGACAGTGGAAGTATTTCTTTGAAACGATCTGGACGATCGTTCATTAGTATATTTCGCACATTTAAACTTTTAGTGAAAGCCTCACAAATGACGCCTAAGTATCCGAGCCATGAGAAAAAATAGATCCGAATCTGAACTTCATCGTTACGACTTAATTTACCGAACTTATCCCATTTTCGGTCAAGCTTTTGATAATTTTTTAACATCAAATCAGCTGCAAGAAAATAATGGGTGTATAGCGTCAGAACTTGATCTGCATTTGCGCTTGGCAGCTTATCTCCTGGCAGCCTGGAATCAATATCCAAAGCCAGTTGACGCGTGCCTCTTGCCAAATAATAGAGCCCTCTATCCAATTGAATGAACTCTCCAGACACCGCGGCAGCATTGAATACTTGTTCGATTGCGTCTGATGTTTTAAGCTCATAGTCTATGCACCCGTCCGCTGCAAACTGAGTTAGCTTCCAGAGATCGAAGCCATCGATTTCACCCTTTTCTCCAAAATCGAAGTCGACCGGACTAGTCTTGAACAAAACTTTACAGCCAGCTCCATGCTTGTAGTAGGGAACGCCATCATTGAGAATCCCCCTGCTCGGAATATCTGTTTGAATCCATTCAAATGCACTATGCGGCATTTTAATTCCCGAGCGGTACATTAAAATCACTGCACACCTGACAGTCGCTTGATAGTCGACAATTATGCGCCGAAGTTCTTTATCCATTAATTTACGATATTTAAAACTGTCGCTGCAGTACAAAAAAGTAGTTTTGGCCGCTTGATTGAACGAAATTCGTATCTACTGCCAACCAAGTCCCATCAATATTCGTAAATGGAAAACATACGATTTTACGAATGAACCAAGCAAGATTAATGATTTTCTCTTTCAACGGTTGAGGGTCACAACGGTTGAGGGTCAGGTCTGCCATTCCGACACAGGCCCAGCTGTGCGCCCCCAAGCTGAAGTCGCTGCGTAAACTGGGCGTCAATACGCATAAGCAGCATAGTTAATCGAGCCGTATTGACAATTAATGCATCACCATTTTCTGTGGGTCTAGACGCCAAGGCTGCAGATCGTGTCCGAATGGCAGACCTGACCCCGCCACCGTAATTAGTCGAGCCATATTGACAATTAATGCAACATTGTTTCCTTTAAGTATAGACGCTAAGGTCAGAGATCGTGTCTGAATGGCAGACCGTGTGCGCACAATTAAATTTAAAACATATCTTCAACGATGAGCTATGAATTCATTTCCATATCTTATCTAAATAGCTCTTGCACTTTCCCGGTTGCAGCATAATCAGCAAGTCCCTTAAGTCGCCGATAGTAGGCTAGCATAATCTTCACGGCCCCAAGTGGATCGGCGCTCGCCAGATCAAGAATATCATTCGAGCGACTAGCCAAACCAAGAACCGAACAAAGCTTCTCTAACTTAACGGTCAAGTCTTTATTATCCTGAGTAGTTAAACGCAAATCTGCCTGTGCCTTACTAAGCCAAGTTTTATCGCGCAACCACTTATACACTTCATCGTAAATTATCGTGGCAGGTGAGTCAGCCTTATTTATCTCATCAACTATTTTCCCGATAGAGCTTGCAACCGATTTATTCATTCCAAATTCGATAACACCTGGGGACGCATACTGTATCCGACGAATCTCGACTCTATCTGCACTTGGTATTTTCAAGTATAAATCATCGAAAAAATTAACAGAACTAAAGCCACCGCGCCATGGATAGCGTTGAAATAAGCTACCTATCCGTTGCCTTACTGACGAAGTTCCCTTTCCCGATAACGCGTACATAATTGCATAACTATCCTGCACCAAATCCGAGAATTTTCGCATATCTTCGATGCCCCAACGACCGTCAATATGCACTGCATTGATATTATTATCTTTGTTTATAGATATCGGTTTCTCGACAGGAATAAACATACCGGGTTTTGGTAAAATTCTCTCATCAACACTATCTTTAGATTGAGTCTTTACTGCATTACCCACCTCACCCCAAAATTCTGCAAACTCAAACTTCCCTTGTGCTCTATGTGTAATCAGATAACGCACATCGACTTTTGCCTGAGACAATTTCTCTAAATCGTCTTCCTTTACCCTGGCAAAGTAAAAAAGATACGAATCCTCTCCATCCTCATAATTAACGCCAATGTAATGTCTTTTACGCCCATCAATTGCAATAACAACAAGAGGGACCTCGTATGCCAATAAAACCTTAGAAACTGTTAGATTTGCCATTAAAGTTTCGCCGCTTGACCGACCACAACATTTAACGGATCGCTGGCTTTATAAGGCCACCAATGAACATGGGTTGGTTTATCCTTGTGCCAAACTCCCGTAGTAGGATCATGCAAAACCTGAACAGCATGGGTAAATTTTGGCATACGCGGTGATTTCACTAATGCGCGACATACTTCAAGAGACGTGGTAAGCGATACTGAACGAGCACCACACTGATCATAAAAATTCCTAGTTGGCTGTTTCTTATATTGCGAATCAAAATCATCATCTTTTACCGTATTGGAAAATAACAATCGCCACAGAATCGGCTCATCAGGGACATTAGGATCTATTGGCGGACAACTAGTAGGCAGGGATTCTCTATAGGTCATTTTTTTAATCATTTTATTGAATTAAAATCCATTAACGAATTTCGCCATGGACACTCATAATTTCCCGCTTGAGAGTAACAAATTATCGAATGAGAAAATTCACACATTGTCACAACTGCGTAGATATTAATTTAAAATGAAAAGGTAATTGAAGATTCTATGTAGCATTTGGCAACATCAGTGATTAGCACAGACGTAGCTGAATTTTAGGTCAACCGCACCGTGACCCAGATCGCAGTAGCATTGCTGGACGGTGAACATTCATACCTAATCCCTGGCGCTGTTTCGGGTTTGAGGGTCAGGTCTGCCATTCCGACACAGGCCCAGCTATGTGAATCCCCAATCTGAACTCTCAGCGTAAGCTCAGCATCAATACGCATTCGCAGCATAGTGATTCGTTCCGTATTGACAATTGGTACCTCTCAATTTGCTGTGAGTCTAAACGCCAAGGTTGAGATCGTGTCTGAATAGCAGACCTGCCCCCGCCATCGATCAGCTTTCCGCAATTCGTTTTATAAAATCAGACTCCGAAATAACATCAATCCCCATCGATTCTGCTTTGCTCAGTTGCACGCTCCCAGCGAGCGGGCCAGCGATCAAAACATCCAGGGAAACGCTAAACCCTCCGCGTACCTGCCAACCGGCCGCCCTCGCCATTGACTCCAATCCACAGCGCTTAGTATCACGAAAACCTACAAAATATGCCGCAGTCTGCCACTGCTTTTGATTGGCCCTGCCCACTGGGTAGACATTGATGCCTACTGGACGATGGGAGGCCCCATCAGTAACGATTCTGTTGTTGGGAAGGAGGCGCATCGCACTCGCCCACTTCCCGAGACGTTGAACCTCTCCTGTCCTGAGCGAAGTCACCTTGCCACGAATACGCCGCAAAGAAAAAGTTCGTTTTCCTTGCCTTGCATGGCAATAACCTTCCAGATAATCCGCATCAACTGCCCACACTGAGACTTGCCGAGTTACATAGCCCAAACCGTCTCGCATCGGATACGAAAATTGAATTTCGTCGACATCTCCTGCTTCGCCTCGTGGCCCTCTCTTCGACTTTCTCTTTGCGCGTGATAGAACTTGAACAGGTTGCACCTCAACTGCGACTTGCTTGAGTTGTGGAATATTCTCACTCGCCGAAGGAACTTTTGGCGGAGCTGCAATTCGCTCGGTTAGACATGGAGGCTTTCTCACCTTTACGTTTGATATGCATAGTTGAATATGTCGCCAAAGCGAGGCACCCGGCTCGCCAGCGTCAATCGCTCGCTTCCGAGGATTCCAGCTGCTGAAAATTATGCAGAGCAAACAAGCAGCAATTACAATAAGCATAAGAAGGTGAATCATTTGCAGACTATTTTTCCTTTTTTCGTCCGCTGCCGGCCACATTAAAAGTCTGTGGCCCAATGATATTCCCCACGAAATTTTGCCCAATCTTGCCGTGGGTTTCAACGTGTGGTGCATTCCCTGCTTGGAATGCCGGGGGTGCTGGCGAGCGCATGCCGCTAATCATGCCAAGTACTCCTGCCTTCCCGCGAACGTCCATACTTCGATAGCCAGTCAATAGTTCATGCTCGTCCGCAGGCAACGCAGACAGCGCATGTTCTCCTGTCAGCAAATACAACACATCTACTCCAGCCGCAGCAACGGCCGCCAAATAGTCAGAATCTGGCGTACGGGAGCCGTTTTCATAGTTGAACTGGGCTCCCTTTTTTACCCCACCAAGGGCAGCAAACTCGTCCTGATTGAGGCCGAGGCGCTTCCGTTCTTCCTTGAGACGATCAAAAAAATACTTCATTTGAGTACAAATACCTTTCCAAATCACTCAAATGAGTGATATATTTACGCCATTCCGTAGCGATTACAGATCATAACATTATGAATAATTTGTCAAAAGTCGGACGTACTGCCAAAGGCGTCACGTCACGCCCCCTTGGCGTCCGCCTAACCCCTGCCGAGGTGGATGAGGTCGAAGGCTATGCAGAGAAACTTGAACGCTCCCGTGCCTGGTTCCTCCGCTTCCTGATCCTGCGCGGCCTTGCCGACTACAAGCGCGAACTCGCATCCAAACCCACCCACTAAGGACAACGTCATGTACCCCGATGCAAAACGTATCCGCAGCCACCGCGTCATGCTGCGCCTGGACGATTACGAGCACCAGCTCGTTTCCTCGATCGCCAATTACCAGGGCGAAGAGCTTGCGGTGCTGGTGCGCCAGATCGTGATGCGTGAAGCCCTGGCCGTGATCGCCTTGGATGACGCCACCATCGACAGCGTACAGCGTCGCAGCGCTTAAACCGAGTCACTTTTGAGCAACTCTAAAGTTACAGAAAATGCCAGATCATCAAATTAACCTCAATGACGAAGAGCGCGCGGTGCTGGAACTCGTGCGCCAGCGCCAGGGGCTGGCAAGTATCGATCAGGCGGCTGAATGGCTCGTCAAGTCGCGCTTACGCATACAGTCGAAAAACATGACAGGTCGCGGTCGCGCCCTGTACCAAGTGGAAAGAAAGCTGAAATGAGAGTCATCGGCCTGCCCTGCCCGCATTGCGAATACACCGTCCGCGCCGTCAAAAGCCGCACGATGTCAGCCATGTTCAAGGAAATCACCTACATGTGCCAGAACCCTGACTGCGGGCACTCTTTCGTGGCAGGCCTGGAAGTGCTGCGCACCCTCTCGCTGTCCGCCATGCCGAAGGCCGATATCCGCATCCCGATGTCCCAGCATGCGCGCACGGCAGCCACCAGCCAGCTGGCCCTGGACCTGACTGCGGGCTGCTGATGACTATCCCAATCCTCGCGCCGCCGTAACCCGGCCACTGTAACTCCCCTCTTTTGCTGTGCCCTGCAGCGCTCTCTTTTGAGCGTGCGGGATTCGTTCAACCTGAAATAAGGAAAACCGATGGAAAACACGCTGCACGCCACCAGTCATGCCAACCATTCCCCTGCGCTGGCCACACCTCGCCCAGCCCTGCAACAATGCCTCGTGCCTGTGGCGCCGACCTGCTTCCTGCTGCATGCCAGCGCTGGCGCCAGCATCAGCGAGCTGTCCACCTACATCCATGAGATTACCAAGACCTACCAAGCCTATGGCGCGGCCAATCTCACCTTCATCATCAGCGATGCGCAAGCGCTGCAGCTTGGCGGCTTTTTCACATCGGAAAATCAACGCGCACTGGTCGGCAACCTGCCCTTGGAAATGCGTTATCTGTTTGCCAGCGAAGAGGGAACAACTGCGCTTTCCTACTGGGGCGAAGGTATGGCCAAGGCAGGGGCACGCTGATGCTACGCCTGGCCAAGACCTGCGGCATCTGGCTGCTGTCGCTCCTGATCGTCATTACCCCTGACGTGCTGCGGGCCATTGGCTTCATCAAGGACTAAACCATGCCGGCGTCCCTTATCGACAATCACCTGTCCTTCCAGCCTGCCGCCGAAATCCTGGCCGCACGCGACAAGGACATGCCGACGCCACCAGGCGCCGGGCATGCGCTGGCCGCCATCGCCGAAGCCAAGGCCCAGCTACGCAGCATCAAGCCGCGCAACCTGGCGCCATTCATGGCCCAGGCCTGGGGATTGTCGCCGCGTGGCGCCCGCCGCTCCGTGCTGATCGCCGCCGGCATGGACGCCGACCGCTGGGAATCACCCATCCACTCATTTACCGAAGAAGAGCGCATCGAGTTGCGCGCCGCCACCTCTGCCGCCATCCGTGTGTACGAAAGACTGTTGAATGCAATCTAAACAAATCCTGCTGCCTGACGCCCAGCGTCACGAAGCCTTCTTGCGATCCGCCCAGTTCGCGCCCGAGCTGGCCCGCATCCCATTCAAGTGGCGCAACCGCGTCATCAACGCGGCCATGGCCAAGATGGCCTGGTCGTCCTGGTACAAAGTCTACGAGTCCGTCGCCACCAGCTTTGTGCGCGAGTTTGCCGACCTATACGTGCCGGCCGGCGTCGACCTGTCGCAAAGCGACGCCGACATCGTGGCCACCGCCGAGCGCGCGGCGGCCGGCGTCACCAAAATGCTGTGGATGGCAGTGTCCGACACGCACGCCCTGCAGATCATGGAAGACGAATGCGCCTCGTATGGCATCGAGCTGCCCGAGTTCGACGCGCTGGCCGACACCATCGCCCGCCTGGTGGATGCGCGCTGGTGGCGCCGCCAATTGCGCAAGCGCGTCAAGCGCGCCTTCGAGGCGGGCAATATCCGCCTGGGCTATGTGAACTATCGCGGCGAACCGTACGCCAGCAACGACGCCGTGCTGTCGCGCCTGGCGCAAAACCGCCGTAACGCGGCGGCGCTGGCCGCAACCCTGGTGCAGAACGAAAACGGCCAGCAATTCAGCATCGCCGAACTGGCCGAGAAAACCACCGCGAATAAAGCCATCCGGCGCGGCGAACTGATGCTGCGCATCAACGGCTTTGAACAGATCGCCCGCGAGTGCGGCGACCAGGGCATTTTCATTACCTGGACGTGCCCGTCGCGCTTTCACGCCATGCAGCACAGCGGCAAGCCGAACGACAAATTCGACGGCTCCACGCCGCGCGAGGCAAATGCCTACTTGGGCAAGATGACATCGCTGTGCCGCTCCGCCCTGGCGCGCCGGGGCATCGGCCTGTACGGCTTTCGGATCGCCGAGCCGCATCACGACGGCTGCCCGCACTGGCATCTGCTGCTGTTCGTGCGCCCCACCGCGAAATACAAGACGGCCCACCTGCAGGACGTGGCTGGCCGCGCCATCCGCATCATGAAGCGCTACGCCTGGCGCGTGGACCGTGGAGAACCGGGCGCTTTCGCGCGCCGCTTGGACGTCAAACGCATCGACTGGGCCAAGGGCAGCGCCGCCGGCTATATCGCCAAGTACGTGGCCAAGAACATCGACGGCGTGGCCGAACACAAGACGAAAGAGGGTTATGTCGTCACGGCCGACACCGAAGGCGATGTCGAACTGACGCCATCGGCGCGCGTCGAGTCCTGGGCCGCGTGCTGGGGCATCCGCCAATTCCAGCAATGGGGCGGCGCGCCCGTCACCGTGTGGCGCGAGCTGCGCCGCATCGAGGAAAACATGCTCAACGAGGCGCCGGCCGCCATGCGCCGCGCCTGGGACGCCGTGCAGAAGATCGACGGCGAAAAGCGCGCCTGCTGGGCTGAGTACCTGCGCGCCCAGGGCGGCGCCCTGGTGCCGCGCAAGGAACTGGTCGTCACGCTGGCCAAGGACGAAAAGACCGTCATTGGCCGCTACGGCGAAACGCTGCGCACCACGCCCTACGGCGTGCGCTGCAGCGACCTCATTGGCGTGGTCTTCAAGTCCGTGCGCCATACGTGGACGCCGGTACAGGCCACAGGCGCTCGCGCGGTGGCTGTTGGGGTTGCCGTTCCTCGGACTCGTGTAAATAACTGTACGCACCCCGACCGCCCTGCCCCGGCCACACCGCCGGCGGCGGCCGCGCAAAACCTGCCCGACGAGGCCAAAACCGCACTGATTGCCGCCTGGGCGGCCGTCAACGCCTGCCCGTATCCCCGGCTGATCGTCCCCGAGAACCCACCCCATGAAGGTAATGGCACATGAGCACCTTTGCCGTGATCGTTCGCACACAAACCGAACGCTTTGAATATGCCGCGATTGCCGCTTCCAGCGGCGACGTGATCCAGGCCGCCATCGACCGCTTCGGCGTGTGCGGCGTTACCGCAAAACTGAAAGGAGCACCGCAATGCTGAACACCCTGACCAATTCGCCGCGGCAAATCGCCCTGGGCGACCGCGTGACATTCGATACCGACGAAGGCTACCAGGCCGGCACCGTCAACGACCTGCGCCGGGACGTGGGCAATGGCGAGCTGCATGCGTGGGTGGAGCTGGACCACCAGTGGCCGGGCATGTTCCGGGCCGTGCCGCTGGGCGCCATCGAGGCGGTCAAGAAGGCAACCGCGCCCGTCGGGTATCAAGCATGACAGTTAGCCGCATGACTAGCCCATTCCTGTTCGATGGCCCTGGCGTCATTTCGTTCAGCGGCGGCCGCACCAGCGGCATGATGCTGTGGATGACGATTCAGGCCTACGGCGGCACGCTGCCGGCTGACGTGGTGGTGTGCTTCGCCAACACCGGGAAGGAGGAGGAAGCAACCCTTGAATTCGTGCGCGACTGCGGCGACCGCTGGGGCGTTCCCATCATCTGGATAGAAAACCGTCCTCGCAATGAAGCGCGCGGTAAGGAATTTGCCATCGTGGACTTTGCAACGGCAAGCCGCAACGGCGAACCATTCGCCAATCTGCACGACGAAAAGAAATTCCTCCCGAACCCTGTCGCGCGCTTTTGCACGGCGGAACTCAAGGTGCGCCCGATGCAGCGGTACTTGAAGTCGATAGGCCTGGTCGAGTGGACCACGTTTATCGGCATGCGCGCAGACGAACCTATGCGCGTGGCGCGGCTGACCAATCAGGACTATGGCAAGCACGAAGTGAAAGAGGCACCCTTGGCGGCGGCCGGGCTGACCGTGGCCGACGTCAGCGCGTTTTGGGCGGAACAAGGTTTTGACCTGGGCTTGCCGAACATGAGCGGCAAGACGATGCACGGCAACTGCGATCTTTGCTTCCTGAAAGGCGGCAACCAGGTGCTATCCCTGATCCGCGAAAAGCCCAGCCGGGCGCTGTGGTGGATACAGCAGGAAAAGAACACCCAAGCGGCCGGATCGGGTGCTGGCGGCTGGTTCCGCAAGGACAGGCCCAGCTATCAGGCGATGTATGACATGGCGATGAATCACGGTGAATTGTTCCCGTTCGATGATGCGCTGACCGATTGCGGATGCACGGACTAGAAGGGACATAAAAAATGGATCAGTACAAAGAATTCTGCAGACTGCGTGACTACCGCAAGCCTGGCGCCGAAGTCCCTCAATACACGGAGGCGGAAGCGTTCGCCTTGGCCACGAACAAGTGCCAAGCATGCAGCCCGGCCACAAAGAAAGCGGCATCCAATGAATAACCTTTTTGACAATTCGATCCAGTCCGAAACCCTGACTGCGGAAGAGCTGGAAACCATTTCAGGCTGCTGCCGGAAAGTGGATCAGATCAAATGGCTGCAGCAAAACGGCTGGACCTTCATCAAAAACCGGGCCGGCGCGCCGATCATCGGGCGCCTTTACGCCAGGCTGCGCTTGAGTGGTATTAATCCTGCCAGCTTGGTGAGCACGCCGGCCTGGGCGCCGGATTTGTCCAAAGTACGTTAAAAGATAGAAAACTATGCGACCTAAGAGCACTGGCTACAAACTGCCGCCGCGCATGCTGCGGCGCGTGCGCAAGCTTAAATCCGGCGATACTTGGACCGGCTACTACTACAACGGCCGCGACGAGGCCGGCAACAGGAAGGAATATCCACTTGGCACGGACCTGATCGAAGCAAAGCGTTTGTGGGCGGAATATGAGTGCAAGCCTGTTCCAACCGATGCCACACTGATGGAATATGTGTTTGCGCAGTACATTCGGGACGTCCTGCCGGGAAAAGGGGCAGGCACGCAGAAAGAGAACGCCAGTTCGCTAAGCCAGCTGCGCCCGGTATTCGACAGCGCCCCTATCGATGCCATCACACCACAGGACATTGCCCGCTACCGCGACGCACGCACCGCCAAGGTACGCGCCAACCGCGAAATTTCGCTGCTGTCGCATGTGTTCAATATGGCCAGGGAATGGGGCTACACCAAGCGCGAAAACCCATGCCGTGGAGTGCGCAAAAACAAGGAAGTACCGCGCGATTTCTACGCCGACAAGGCCGTGTGGGACGCTGTGCGCAATGCTGGCTGTGAAGAGCTGCAGGATGCCATGGACCTGAACTACCTGACCGGTCAGCGGCCTGCCGACGTACTCAAGATGCGCGACAGTGATTTGAAAGATGGCGCCCTGCAGGTGCGACAGAACAAGGGCAACAAGCTGCTGCGGATCGTCCTTGAACATGATGGCGTCCCGTCCGAGCTGGCCAAGGTCATCGAGCGTATCCACGCACGCCCTGACCGGCCGCGTACAGCCTTCATCGTTTCGCTGCCGAATGGTTCCCAGGTCAAGAAGTGGCATTTGCGCCTTCGCTTCGACAACGCCCGAAAGGCTGCGGCAGAACTGGCGCTAAAGGCAGAGGACGAAGCGCTGGCCGGCCGCATCAAGGCGTTTCAGTTCCGTGATATCCGGGCGCGGTCGGCAAGCGACATTGTTGACTTGAGCGCTGCAAGCTCCCTGCTGGGGCATAGTGAAAAAGTTATCACTGAAAAAGTCTATAGGAGGATAGGCCAAGCTGTTCGCCCTACCCGCTGAAAACTTCACCAGCATTTACTGGTATCTCAATAACATTAAGCACTATGCGGAATACGAACTACGCTTCGATCAAGAAGCGTAGCTTTCCCCTTTTCCGTGATGAACCAGAAAAGACCATTACTACCATTTGTAGCAGGTAGAAAATTAACACTAACCAAGCCCAGCATAATAAACTGCGCCTTAATTGATTGAAATGCTCGATGATTTATGGAAAATTGAGGCGTTGGAGAATCCATATAATCTTTTAAAATATATTCCATTCGAGTCCTTACTGATGACTCAGGAGCATTCACCTCTAGCAATGAAGAAATACCCAAAAATATATCCCCAAATGATATCGAAATTACATCATCCAATTTTTCGCCAAATCGCGACGATATGATGGTCACACCAATGCCAAAAATATGATCCAGACCTGCAACATTTTCAATATCAATTTTTGATATCGCACTACTTACTTGCGCAGGAATTTGTGCACGCAAGTCTTCGTTCTCCTTGCGAAGTTCGTTTATTTCCTCCAGCAATTTGTTAGATGCCGGTGCGTCCCCTCTAACCCACCCAATCGCTGGATACATTTTAATAGTTTTTGATAGACTTAAAGAAACCAGTCCTGGCAATTCAGGTGCATCCTTCCAATACCTTACAAGCCGGTTAGTCTGCGCCTTCTCCCTGAACTTCATAAGCCTTTTCGTCAAATCGTCATTTTTATCAGTTTTACTTACGGGAATAGTATCAGGGGCATTGTGCAAGAAAGCTAAAACCTTTAAGCCTTTAGAAACCGCATAGTCATACTCTTTTTCAGTATAGCTAACACCCTCATCAGATACTGATCCGTAACGGCCACCGATAATTAACAAGTAATAGTCACAGTCATCTATTACTTTCTTAATAAATTCGAACTGATCTTCGTCCATAGCTGGGAATAGTTCCATCCCAGATGGTATGCAGTCCATCTCCATAAGAGTTTGCAT